CTTAGACCACTTAGCACTTTCATCATGTATTAAAAGCTTTAATTTTTGACCGTCGTAAGAATTTGATTGTGTGTTACGCCAGTTTATTATAGAATTTAAAGATTCGTCAACACTACTATATTTATTTTTTTTAGTTATTTTTTGAGCAGGTGTACGGAAAGCTAGTTCCATACGAGGGTTTGAACTACCATCTTGTATAGGCTTAAAAAACCACGGATAATTTCTAAATATATAAACGGCTTTATCTGTAAACAAATCTTGAGCATCTTTACCAGTTTTAGATAATATACCATTTACACTGTTTTCAGAGCTTGAAGCTATGTTTATAATTTCGCTCGCTGAACAATAACTAAATCCGCTACGTCTATTTTTTAAATAACAAATCCCATAGCATCTATAATCTACTTTACAAGCTTCCCAAAATAAAAAAAGTCTTCTATTAGCATCTCTATATTCAGGATAACCAACGTCAATTTTTGACCATTGAATGTACATATAATGAGAACCTGTAATATATGTAGGTACGCCTTTGTTTAAAAACCAAACTCCTTCGCGCCTTCTTCTAAATTCTTCTATTATATAATCTTCAAACTTATCTACATTATCTCTTGTACATAAAGGATTTATTTCTTCTCTACGCCAGTATTGATTTTTTTTAGTTTTATTACTAAATAGCATAGATTTTTTTGTAGGAGGCTTTGGCAAACCTATACGTAAATTTTGTATTGTAATAATATCTCCTTTAGTATTATTAGGACATATCCAAACAACATCATTTTTTTTATCGTACGCCATTTTGTTTTGCCATTTTTTCTACAAAGCCTTGCTTAAAAACTTTTTTATCATCAGATATTTTATCTAAATAATCACCCTCCTCTGATAATTGTTTTTCTATTTTAGCTATACCTTCTAATATTTCTTGTGCATCTAAAAAGGCTCTTTTTTTACTGTCTAAAGCATTTTTTCTTTTTTCGTCTAATACTTCATCAGATATAGGTTTTTCTACATCACTTATTAAAGTTTCAATAGCTATTTTACCTGCGTCTATTAACTTTTGTAAAGTTCCTTTTATATATTCTTTATTATCCATCTATAGACGCATATATTGAATTTGCACGCACTCTATAGTATGTTTTTCCATTTGGTAAAGTTATATCATAGTCTACACCTTTTTGAAACATTACAGTATCTCCTACGGATCCTCCATATTCTGTAAATGCTTCGCAACATGCTATTACAACGCCTTCATTATCTTCTTTTTTATTAGTAGTTCCTACATATAAACCAGAATCAGTAATTTCTTCTTTATCCTCTTCTTTTTCTAATATACAAAAATCGCCTATAACTCTTAAGTCTTCAAAATTTTCATTATAAGCCATATACATAAAATTTTCTTCAACCGAAAAGTAACAGCCATCGTCATTTGTTACTTTTACTGCTCTTCCGTCATCTGTAGCAAAATGATGTAATAAAACATAATCGCCAACTTTTAATTTAGGATTAGCATTTTTTAAAGGTAAACTAACAATTCTACCTACTGTTTGTGCATTAGCTAAATCATTATATGTATTATCCATATAAATTTCTTTACCATTTAAATACACTTTTTTAAATTTGTCTTCTACTTCAATAAGGTACTTAGTAAGTAACCTTGCGTTTTTATTTATTTCCATTTTATTTATTTAAATTATACTCAAACGCTATAGGCATATCTTGAAAACTTTTCCAAATGTAATCGTCTTCATCGCCTTTAAATTTTACATATAAATCTACTTTTAAAGTTTTATATTTTAACCAATGTCTTTCATCAAATATAATATCTGATAAAGTAAACTTACCACCGATAGAATTATATGTAGTACCAACTACGTAATGCATACCGTTTTTAATATCATTACCTATTGTAATTTTTCTTATAGAACCAACCATACTATTTTGCTTTAGAAGAACCTCCAAAGAAAAAGTCAATAATTGTATTTACTTTGCTAGACATAGCACCAAAAACTGTAGATATAAAACCTATTTCGTAATCGGATAATTCTAGTTGATTCATAACAAAATACTTAAACATAAAATAAGATATAAAAAAGTAAGCTGATGTAAATATTACAGCTAATACTTTTTGTATAAAACCATCGCCTGAAAACATTGTTCTAGCGCTGCTTCTATCTTGTACTTCAAGAGCAAACATATCTTTTTCATGATCTTGTACAACTTTTTGAAACTGCTGTTTTAGCTGTTCTCTTTCTTCGTCTGTAGTAACTACTTCGTCTATTATAGTAGAAGCTTGTCCTACAAGTGATTTAATTATATTTTTAATCATAATGTTTTAATATTATCAGATGGATATTTGTAACCAGTTTTACCATTATCTTTTCTATACGCTTCTAATACTTGTTGTCTATTATTGTCAGCGTATGATATATGAATCCATGCAAAATCAAATTCATTAATCATTTGATCAAACTTAAGCCCTGAATCTAAAACCCAGTCGTAAATTTTTTTATTACACATTTCACCGTTTTCCCAAAATTGCAAATCCAAAGCTTCGCCTTTACAATGTTGTGATTTAGAACTGCCGCCAATAGCACGATTGAGTTTCGGGTTGCGATAACCGCTACTAATCCTGATAGGACCAAGAGCGTCGCGCATAGGCTGTATAAGATTTGTAATAATCCTTTGCAAATTTTCCAGATGTTCTTCTTCTGGTTCATTGTCAATTCCTAATCTTTTAGCTGTATTACTTCTAGTTATTTCCGATAATACAAAGTTTTTACTTAGTCTCATAATTTAATTTAAAATGCTTCCATAACTATTTCGTCTATAGAGTTTTGAACTTCGCTCTTAGTAGCTTCCATAGTCATCATAATATTTGCTTGAAATCTTTTAACTTCTTCATTGTCGTTAAATATAACAATAGTAGGAACAACTACTATTTTATATTGTTTAGACCATCTTGAATCGGCGGTTATATCAACTCTTTGCGTTTCACAATCTGATAATTTAGATAGCCATGCTACTTCGTTAGATTTATTAAAACTAGCATTAAACTCAACGGCAACTAAACCATCTGAAAAATCTTGTGAACAAGCTAATGTTGGAATTAATAATAAGAGTAAAAATTTTTTCATAATTATCTTAGCTTATCAATCTTTTCCTCCATTCTAATCATTTGTGTTTTAATTTCTTTAACATCATCCTGTGTAGTCATAATAGTTTGTCGGATAAGTTGATCTTTCATGTCATACTCCATACGAGTAATTTCAGGATCAGGAGGGAGAGGTAGTTCTTTAGCTTCTGTTATATCTGCTTGCAAGGTAAACCACATACCTACTAATGTGAAGATTAGCACTGCTATACCAGCTAGGGTTTTTATACTTAGCTTTAGCGTAGTATCTTCATTTAATTCTTTTGCCATCTTTAGAATATTACATAATTAAGGCCAACACTAAAGTTATGCCATTCACGATTCCAGTATTTATTATACCTTCCTTCTACAAATATACCCAAACTTTTGTTAAATCTATAACCGTATATTAAACCTATAGAATAATCAACCCATTGGTTACCCTTAAAGTTATAATAAGAGTAATCGTTACCTGTATCTAAATGATAAGGCATTACATTACCCCAGCTATGAAACCAAAAGTCTTTTGTAAAATGATAATAATCAAATCCTAATACTGCAGAATACTCTACTATATTAGATAGAGAGTTTCTTTGTTTTTCTACATAATCATCTATTACTTGCGGTATAACAACTTCTTCCCAAACTTCTTGACTAGTTGCTACTATTTCTCCATTGGGTGCTAAATACTGTCCATTTAATGTTATATCGTATCCCTCCTGTAGTGCCAAGTATGTATAATGTAATGTCCCATTGTCCAGCACCCAGTCTGCCAGGGGGTCAAACCCATATGGCTCTGCAAGACGTTGTACTGCACCTAAATTAAAAGATAATTTTCCTTCACCTATTTGCAACCTAAATCTTTCTGATGCTTCAAAATATTTTATATCTGCAAAACCATCTTCTAAGTATTCGACTTTGCTTATAAATTTATCCGCAATATATCTTACAAAATGGTGTTGATTAGTATAATTTATTCCTAACCGTCTTACAAAATCAGCCTCAAATAAATATTCAAAGCCATCAACTCTACCAATAGTAGCTGCATCACTATATGAGTTCTCTGTACCATTATAAAATGTTAGAGCTCTATTTTCATATCCAAATCTTTTAATCTTTCTAATACCTATAGAAAATGTATAATCAAAAGGAGTTTGTATTATATTTTCTTCAAGAGCGCCAGAAGTAACAGACCATATTTGATCATCGCCTAATGATGTACCCCCGTTAACCGCTGCGTACACGGTAGAGTATTTAAATATTTTATGTAGTCCCTGAGCATTACAACTTGTAGAAAAAACAGAAAACAATATTATATACACTACAGCCATAAAAAGCCAAAAGAATAAATAAGCTAAATCAGGTGTAAAAAATTCCTTTAATTTTTTCATCTTTTTAATACTTTTGCTGTTGTAGTTCTACCTTGATATGTTATGCTAAAATTATATATACCTGAAGGCAATAAACTTACGTCTAATTGATT